TTTTTTAGCGGCGTCCTGCATAATCTCAGTTTCGTAAATCGGATTGATTAGGTACTGTTCATTGGTTGCCATGTTCCCCATCGGATCGCCAATAGCCGCCTTTGATACCTGCCAGCCTTTTTCTCCCCACGACACATCACGTGGATTAGTCCAGTTATCTGCTTTCAGGTTAGGCGAAAAGGCCAATTCCGCCAGCGTCTTATGATTACCTGCCCAGGCCGCCGCAATCCCCTTGCCGAGGGAATAAAGAAGCTCACGCCTTGTAAGTTCTTTGGGGTTTGCTGCCTTGCCTTTGATTTCATCACGCAGGGCCTTGACTGTGCTTTTCAAAGCTTCAACCTCGACGGCTGCCGCAGTAGCCGACGCTGTTTCCTGAACGGTAATAGTCTCAAGGGTTTTTACGATACCCTCAAGTATTACCTCNTTTTCCTGAAAATACGCCGTTGCGGTCTCCGTGTTGGTGAACCCCGTCAACTCAATTTTCTTCATTTCGGCTATCTTCTGCTTTATAGCCTTCAACACTTCATTCATAAAATCACTCCTCAATTCTTATTGATTAAACAATCCCAGAATGGAATTGCATTAACGCATTTTTCATTGCTAACTACTCCCTGCTCCCTGCTCATTGTCTTTGCCAATGCGAACGGGTTAGCCGGAACATTGCAAACAGAGAATTCTAAAAGTTCCTGCTTACGAAAAATTAAAGCCGTCCCGTCCCTGCTGTCTTCCTTTGATGGAATTTCAATCTCTAAAATACGGAAACCAACAGACCCGGCCCGGATAACCCCGGCCTTCACCCTCTGCCCGATAGCCCAGCCGAAATGGTCATAGGATTTATCATTGAAAAACACCAAGCCATTAAGCCCGTCATCATCAACAGCCAAGCTATCAATCTTCCCGATAGCGGGAATATCGTAGCGGTGTGCCCACTCGACAACCGGATTTTCCATGTACCGCTTAAAGTCCCACCCCTGCGGATCTATCCTTTCCCCAAAACGGTCAAGGTCAAATGTAGAAAGCGTCCAGGCTATTCCTTCAGGAGTGGCAGCAGCCCCTTCCCCGGCTTCGCTGTTTGCTTTCAGTAGGAACGGGACCGAGGCGATTAGTTCAACATCCCCCAATATTTTATGCGGTCCTGCCAATCCTTTCTGTACCCCCAAGTACTCAAGCAATACCGAAACATTTCCCTCCCTGTACTCCCCGCTTTTTATTCTAAACAGCATTTACTCTACCCTCCTTAAAGCCGGTTTATTCTGCTTCTGCGGCTTAGGTTTCAATACAAAATCCCTCGGGAAAAAAGCCATTTCCTCCGGCTTGATAATTTCCAATTGAATGGCTGCTCGGATAACCTCATTCTCATTCCGCACATTTAAAGCCGTATAGATTTCCGACTTGCTGTTATCAACTGTCCCCTCAGAAATGTAAAGGGTATCGGCAATTTCAGCCCCGGTAAAACCATTGCAAATCAGCCTGACTATTGATATTTGCCTCTCCGTCAATTTTCCTGTCGGCTTAGGGTAAATGCTTCGCATATCAATCCTCCTTTGTACTTCAGGCGAAATATATTCCCGCCCATCCCTGATCTCTTTCATCCCTTTCAAAAATTCTTCCTCTCCCTCCCAAAAGTTCACATAAGACCTTGCGCCGTTAATAATGAAATACATAGCAAGGTCATCAGGAAAATCAATAACGGACACAGCCGCAATATTTAGTTTGGGAAAGCTTTTATGCAAACCAGCCATCATAAATGGAGTACAGCACTGGTAAAACTTGCAGCCAATGAATACAATCCACGGCTTCAAATCATTGATGAGCATATTCAAGCCATCTTTTTCAACCCCGGTGATAGTGATATTGTCAAAGCCCATTTCTCTAAACCGTTCCTTGATAAACGCATAGAGTTTAACTGCCCTGCTAACAATCAACGTACCACCGGCCACTATCCGCCTTCCCCATTATCACAACCGCTAGTTGCCTTGTATCCGGAGGTTGCGATCATGTTTTTAGGGCGATACCAAACATCGCCCCATGGTTTAGGCTCCTTGCCACGTTCCGTCAGTACATCGTTAATTGTTTTTAATCCAGCATTAATTTCCGCAATATCCCGCCTGCTCTGTGCATCTTCATTCTCCTGCAATTCGGGAATGTCCCAGAGATCAAAGCGGCCTGTCTCTTTCAGGTTGAAGCGCATAAAAAGCTGGCTTTCAATTATCTGTTCAAATTGCCTCAAAAGAGGGATGAGGGTATATTGCCAAAACGCCGAGTGCTGCTCTTTAGTATCCTTTCCGCTAAGCGCAGTTGACTTGTCAGAAATATTTGCTACCCTGGGGGGAATGCCGTATTTGGCAAGAATAGTGTAAAGGTTCCAGCGTTTCAGTTCAAAGAGTTTCACAACATCAGGGTTGAAACTCAATGCCTCAAAACTTGTGCCCTTGCCAAGTACAGCAATCTTGCGCCCTGCCCGCACCTGTCCGTATTTATTTTCCCACCGCCGCTCTATTGCGTCTGCTTCTTCTGGTCTTAATGTCTGGTCAGTCTTCAGCAAGCCTTGAGGGATAGCGTTATTCTTTAATAAGGTCGAGTTTGCTTTATTGGCGTAGTAATCCTGCTCCAATTCCAGCGCAAGTGAAACCAGGGGATTAACTCCACGCAGAGGGTTCCATGGGTTCCAGTCGCGGAAGTGGATAATCTCATCAGAAAATACGGGGACTAATTCAGCCCCCGTATTATAAAACCAGCGCCGCTTTTTATTTAGGAAACCGCACTGCAAATCCAACCCCTCTTCCTCAAGTTGGAATTTTCTGGGGTTAAGAATGTGCAATTGTTTTGGCAGCCCGCCGCTGTAATCAGGCCCAAACCACCAAAACGCTTCGCCCTCTATGAGCCACCACGCAGCAGTCTCTTTCCACAAGTCGTATCGGCTGACATGTGCATTTGGCCGGTGGAATAATTCATAGAGGGGACCGCTTTTTATCTCAACCCCTTCCCTTTCAAGAACAAAATCCGCCCGGGCCAAATTGCGGATTAAAATATTAATCGCAATGTTGATCCAGGCGTTGCAAAGATAGGGATCGATGAAGGGGTCTCTATATAAATTATCAATGCTATCATCAATAGTCAAGAAATTTTGCATATTGGAGTTTTTTTTCATGTTATTTTTAAAAAAATGTCGCTCTTGGTTTGACGCATACCACTTTAAGTTGGATAAAAATTTCTTTAAGGGATTTATTATGAAGCTTCGTTTCATAAAAAAATAACCCCTTGCTGTATATCGCTGAATATCGCATAACGCAGGGCGTCTAAATGATGGTCATTTACTTTGACAATCTCCCCTCCTTCATCACGGCAGTAATCCCAAATCTCCGACAATAACCCTGTGCATTTTTCGGAAACAAAAAATTGGCGGCGTTCTATCTTGGCGTTTATAAAATCTATCCCGCTCTCCACGCTGTTGTTTGCTTTCACGCCCCCGGTTATTTCCTGTATGCGCTCCCCGCCGGCAGGGTCGCAGTACACAGGAAGCCCCATCCCACTAGGGCAATCCAGCCATCCCCTGGCTTCCAATTCGGCGTTAAAACTTTTAGTTGTCATGTTGTATGCGCCGTAATCTGCAAGCACATAGATGACATCACCAACCCACCCGATTTTTACAAAAGTGATATTCATACCGAAATCCTGTCCGGCAGCGTAACGGTCAAAATGTTCTGGCAGTTCATCAACTTTCAAAATCATGCTTTCATCAAAACGGTCGTAAATGACGCCTTCCGCTTTTACCCATAAGCCATCTCGAAATCTGGCTTTTTGTTTTTCAGGCAGAGCATCAAGAATGTCGGAAATATAATCATCAGGCAGATGTTCCCTGTTGTCTTCGGGATTAAGCAGCATTGATTGATATAGCTCCGCCTTCTCTAACAGTTCCCCGGAAAGAAAAGCCCTTTTCAAAACAAATGTTCTATAAGCCCAATGCAAGGGGCTGCCCGGATTGCAGTCATAAAAAAATAGGTTACGGCAGCCTGGAACCTTCATAGCCAAACGGCTATAGGCAGTTGTCACTGCGGCATAGGATAGCTGGCTAATCTCATTGAAATAAATCGTGTTGTACTCATGGCCTAAAATCTTGTCAGCCTGTTCTTTGTCCCCAAGACCTCCTATCCATATTTCAGAGCCGTTGTTCAGCGTTACCACGCTTTCATGGGCAAGGTAGTTGTAACCGCTTTTCCC